CCAGACGTGCAGGGAATGCCTCTTTCCATGTCTGCAAATTTGGCAACAAAGGGCTTTGCCTTTTTGGCTACAAATAAAGTTCATTAAAATAAAGGTAATTTATCATGTAAATAATCATCAATAATTTTTTCACTTTGCTCAAATCCAATCCCAAAAGCAACGCAATATCCTTTTAACCTGAGTTGTAATAAACAGTTTCGTTGCTCCTCAATATGCGGTGTAATAGGCGTATCGTCTTTTTTATATAACTTAGTATTTTCCGGTTTTAATTCAATAAATAAGCCGTAAAATTTTCCTACTGGTTCCAGTATCATAAGATCAGGAAAACCCCTAATTCCCTGTATTGCCTTCATTTTACCTGCCTGAGCGACTGAAAGGTTTAACCCGGCATAATCAAAGTGATAAATAATCTTCGGGTATTGCATCTTGAGATAATATGCAATCTGTTTGCATAATTTGTATTCAGGATAATTTCTCATGGTTTCAGATTTATATAAGTCATCAATTTACCGCTATTCCTTCTGAACCGTCGCCGGAACAGTTTCCTGAGAAAACGAAAGTTAAAGATTAGCATAGTTTTATTTTTTTGGATGATAAATCATTGTGCATGAGACAAATAATACTAATAAAGATAATAACGCTTTTAGATTAAAATATGGTATATCTGAATTATGAATATCCCATATTGAAGAAATCATAAAATAGAATATACCAATAAATGATAAAACACCTATGTAAGCAATAATTGTTTCAAATCTTTTTTTCATAGTTTTTCCTTTAATAAATTTATCTTCCTGCCACGTTTCCGCTGCTTCCTGTCTCTCCGGGTAAGCAGTTTCTTTACATATTTCTGGTCGCTCACATCGTCAAAGATGAAAGCTGCAAATTCTTTGTCGTCGGTATTGGGTTTCATAACTTATAATTTTGATAAGAATTTTTTATACTCTTCTTCTATTGTTTCAATTATTCCATTTAGTATTTCACCTTCAAAATAAGCACCTATAATTTCGGTATAAATAAAAGGTAATTGTTCACGAATATAATTCTCAAAATCCTTTTGAGACATTTTTCCGAAAGAAATAGAATCGTATTCAATTTGCTGTGATCCATCTGCAAAAATATAAAGTACTTTATATTCTTTCTTTAAATGCTTTATGAATTTATAGAAATTATCCTTTAATATTTTGCTTTTAAATGAGTTTGGAAGATAATCATAAATAAATCCTAAAAGTGAAAAATAACAACGATGAAATTTTATATCTCTATTTGTTACTTCAAGAAACGATAATACTTCACTCTTTCCTGTTTGCTCAAGTAATTCTATTGCATTTACGGAGACGGGAATTAATCCACCTCCGACATATGCAAAATCCATTAATTTATGAAATTCTTTGTCAGTCATTTAAAATGGCAGATCACTTAATTCGTCCTGAACTTCATTTGAACTGGTTGTGTTTGATTCAGTGTTTTCACTCCATATTTGAAGATTACCTAAAATTGGCATCTTTTTAAGTTCATCTTCTGTCATCGTATCACGCATATCTTTACTAAATGATTGTTTTACCAAATGAGTATCTTTTGAACCTTCTTTTGGTTTTTCAATCTCGAAAGCAATAAGATCCAAATAAACTCCTTTTTCACCGATAAAAAGCCTATTCTTCTCTATTGGAATTACTAAACATTCAACTAATCCGGCTTGCCCGTTTATCATTTTGCGGACAGCATGGAGTTGTAATAAATTAATCTTACCTGAAATTCTACTCATAATTTTATTGTTTAATGCGTTCAATTAATATTTTGACTTCTTCAATACATTCTGCAAGTTTGGACTGCAATTGTCCAATTGATCCTTCATGTTCGCTTCTTTCAATTCTTAAAAGAATTTGTTTCAGTTTTGGGCTTGAATATGGCATGTAGTCTATAAAATCCCAGCCCGTACAAAGTAACTGGCCTATTATTTGCCAGTAGTAATCTTTTGGAAGTTTTCCAGTTTCCAAATATTCATTATAAATCTGAAATGATGGACATTTAAACTCACAACCGCCATTTAACCCGACTATTTTCCGATCAGGACTGGCCCCGGTAAATTCATCATATTCATAAAATCCGGCAGGTTCACAGGAATTGAAAGAAAATAACTCATAATTTTCAACTGCAAAAGGTTCTTTTTCATGGCCTCTTTCCATCCATTTATTAGTGTACTTTTCTTCTGACTCCCCAGTGACTCTTTCAAAAGCTACTTTAATAATTGCATTTTTATAACCTTTTGTTTTTTTATCCATAAATAAATCTGCAAAGGTTGAAGCAGTAAATTTTCCAAGTCTCAGTGCATCCCATTCCTCGGAATTCTGGTCTATATCATGATGTATCATATTACGGCAGTTTTTAAAAGTTCTTCGTTTTCCTTACTTAACTCATACCTGGTTCTTATACCGTCAATAGTTCCATCAGGTTTTTTAAGATATTCAATAGCTTTATTCCATGCTGGCATATCAGGTGTAAGTTTAGGTTTTCCCATAACTGGCTGGGTAGGTCTTATCCTTAATCCTTCGGTAACTTCACCAAAAGCTTTAATATCATCTTTTACATAAATTTGAACCGGGATATTATTCCAGTCATTTATGAATACTGACTTTGCAAACTTTTTAATTAATTTACAATTAGTTGCATTTAAAACCATTGGCTTTAAATTGGCATCAGTAAAAGTAGCGACATTTCGCTCTTGTTCCTTCCCGTCCGGGCCTTTGACTTTCTTCACAGTAACAGACTTTATTACAGCCTTCAAATCTTTCCCGTCCTCAATATCGCATGATCCTAAATAATCGGAAAGAAATACTTTTCTCCAGTGAGTTTTTGTTTCTTTTGTTTCCATTTCAAAGTTTATTAGTATTTTCTTTAATATAATTAGCGACTTTAACAAGTAAAGAATTGGCATTTGCAGCGATATTAGCAGCCTCGATACTTTTTACTTCCGGTCTTGGCAAATCATTGATTGCCTGCATGAAGTTAAGTAATTTTACTTTATCTGGTGCAAGTTTAGCCTTTTTTTCTTCTGCCTTGCGGGCTTTTTCTTCATCGTCTTTTCTCTTTTGTTCGACCTTTTCTTTACCCTCTTTTTCTTTCAATTCAGCAGCCAGACGGTCACGCTCTTTTTTCTCAACCTCTGCCTTTTCTCTTAATTCATTTTCTCGTTTATCAGATTCTGCTTTCTGTTTTGCGAGTATATCAGCCTGTTTTTTTCTTTCAATTTCAGCCAGACGGTCACGCTCAATGGCTTCTTCTTTTAACTTGATATTTTCAAGCCTCTGATTTTCTCTTTCTTCTGTATCCTTTTTTTCTTTAGCGATTCGATCTTCTTCCGCCTTCTTTTCGGCTATTATTTTTTGTTCGTGAGCAAGTTTAATCCCGGCCAAATAATTATCAAAAACATCTTGCTGCATGTGTCCAAGTGCAAGAGGTTCTATTTCTGTGTAAGGCTTTAATAATTCTATTCGTTCAGTCCTGAGTTTTTCAATCCTTTCCCGTTCCTGATTCTCAAAATGATCTTCGATAGATTTCAGGGTTTTCTCCTTTTCCCCGGATGCAAATAATTGAGCGTTTTTCCAACCATCAACAAATCGACCGCCATTGAGATAAAATTCCTTTGCTTTTTTATGAATTTCAGCCGTGCCAGTTCTGATCTTAACATAACTTAATCTTAAATCCTTTGCCCTTTGGCAAGTTTCAGGATTGATTTCTTCTTTAAGAATGTCATTATATTCCGTTTCAAGTTCTGACATCTTAGAAAGCATGGGAGTAAATAAAGATTCAATTTCCTTTGCTTTACTTTCTTCAAGTCCGTAATCTGATGCTTTAATTTTTACAATTTCGTTTTCCATAATTTTAAATTTATTTATTCATTTCAATTTGTGTCTCTCCAAGAGTTTTAAATATATCCGATGCTTTCGGAACCTCTTTTATCAAAGATGTATCTTCAATCAGTTTCAGATCCTCTGGAAGGGTAATTTCTTCACCGGTTTGATAAGTAATCTCCTTTTCGATCTTCCAGATTTCATCCTGAGTTAAAAAAGCGGTGAAAGGTTCATCTTTTAATTGCTCCTCGTTTCCTTTAATTTCGCAATAGTCGTAAAGATATTCCATGATTATATTGGAGATGTCTTTGTCCGGGTGGGTGGTTGTGAGTAACATTATTTGTTTTTATTAAATGTACAACGTCTTCGGTTTTCTCGCATATAACCTTTAAATTTTCCCCGGCGTGGGATAAATATAGGATTCATTGCAGATATTGAATGACCTCTAAACATAGGTCTATCTGTGTGAACTTCTGCTATTGATGATAAAAACAATGCAGCCATAAATTGTTTTAAATTTCTTGTTTTCATAATTTTTTCTTTCAAATTTCGTTAATCTATTTTTGATTAAACATGACTTTTGTCAGGGTTTGAGCTTTTTTAAATCATGTTCCGGTAATCCGTCCCTGCCATTTTTAAGATACTCAAGTATGTCATTTATACATTCGGCGTAACCATATATGAATTGTTTTGCATCACGTGAAGTCTCTTTTTGCACCTCTTTTTTTGAATACCTCATTGAATGAAGTTTCTTCCTGATGATTTTTATAACTTGAATTCCGTCTTTCATATTATTTATTAGTTTATTAAATTAAAAACATCCTTAATTCAAGTAATTGCAATCTGCATTTTAACTCTTTTAATTCAAGTTCTTTTTGCTCTGCTTTTGAATTTAACTCTAATTTAATGGACTTTTGGTGATCATAAGTAAGTGATTCTGCAGCAAATATCCACGACTCAATTTCATTTTCTAAAATGGGTATTTTAGCCCTGAGTGCATTTAGTTGTTCATCATCTGGCTTAATGCCATTGAGAGGCTGGTTGCAGTCCTGATAATAATTCATATACCAATATGTCCTATTATTTTCCCATATTTCAATTACTTCCTCAAATGATCTTCCAGTTTTTTCTTCATAATATTTCGCCCGATATATAACCCATTTATATCTATCACAATATTTATGACTGCATTTAGATACCATTTTACAACAGGTTTTTATTCCCATTTTAATCAATCCTGGATTTGTTTCGGGTACTATTCTTATAAATTCATGATCACATCCATTTTCATTAAAGCAATTATTATATTGCTTTGTGTCTCTTTGTACTGCTTCTCTTAAACTTTTAATCCCTTTTCCCATATCATTAATTATTTCGGTTTTCTTCTTCCTGTTTGAACAACTCATATTTCTTTCTCGCTAATCTTATAACCTTTAGCATATTATCATAAGACAACCCCGCTTCTGTCATCTCAGCGATGATCTTATCTGCAAGTTGTTCTGGGGTTGATTTCTTTTTACGATCATTTATAACAATAAATATCGAATGAGATAAACTACACCTATCTATTCCATGTTTTTCCCGGGGACTACTGCAATTTTCGAATTTATTAAAAAAGCAGCCTTTACATCCACATCCAGGATCAGGGATAGATATTAATTTCACTCCATTAAAATCGTAAATAAGTTTTTTCTTTTTCATATTTTCAGTATTAATCATAGTAACTTTTATCGGGT